TATCTGCATCCTGATCCTTATTATGATTTTCCATAGCATTAACGATTGCGTTATGGATCGAATGACTGTCCAAAGGCATGATATTCCTTTCAGTCATTACATTAAAAAGGGCAGTCCTTATTACTAACTGCATCTTTAGATTAAATTTATTATTCAACTTTCTCACTCCTTATACTTGATGTCTCTTGCATATATATTATTTGTATCTTATATACAACCCTAACAGCAAAAAAAATTAAAGGAGATATTATGCTTAATGCTGGAATGATGTACAATTTAAGGTATGTGCGAAACGCCATACAGGATAGGCAAGCATCGAAGGTATGTGATGCCACGGGATTATCCCGACATACTTTCTATCGCGTCCGTGACAACACGGGGAACGTCAGTTATGATACTGTAAAGGCTTTATCAGATTATTTGATGCAAGCGGATACTGGTGAATAGTAAAACCCCCAGCGTGAACTGGGGGCTTGAGAGATAAAAGAATTGAGAACAATGTAAGGAGTATTCTCATGTCCCATTATATGACAGCTTTAGCCATGAAACAACAGGGATTAAAGCCAGCCACTAAAATTGTTTTATATTGGCTTGCAGATCATCACAATGGCGAAACGAATAAATGCTTCCCCAGCCTGACTAGATTGGCTGAGTGTTGCGAAATGGATAAGACTACAGTTATCCGACACATAGATTTTTTGATGGTCCACGGCTACGTCAGGAAGAAAAAGGAAGTAAGAAAAGACGGGGGCTATACCTCAAATTCTTACATTTTAAATTTAGCTGAACCCAAGTCGCAAAATACAACTAGCCCTAGTGGTAAAATGCAACCACCCCTAGTTGCAAAACACGACACTAACCAAGGAAGTAGTAACCTTGGAAGTAATGAAGTAGTATTTGTAAGATCGATTGATGAAGTTATAGATTTTTTCAAAGAGTTCTGGAGCCTCTATCCTAGAAAGATAGGCAAGGCCCAAGCTGAAAAAGTTTTTGCTAAAGCACTGACAAAAATAGAGGGTGGTGAACTAATCCAAAAAGTAGAATTGTTTTCTGAGGTATGCAAAGGTAAGGATCAAAAGTTTATTCCACACGCTGCCACATGGCTAAACCAAGAACGATGGAATGATGAGATCGAAGTGCCAAAAGAAAACTTGCAACATCAGGTTTTAAATGATTTGATCAAAGACAGGGAAGGAATGAGAAATGTCTAGGAATGAAGAACTAAAGCAATTGATGCTAAAGATGTTGGGGCGTTTAAATGCTCCACGGGCTGTCTCAGGCAACCCAGAAGCGATGAAAGAGGAAGCTGAGTACCTTTGTGGTGCGATAATTAAACTAGCACCCACACGCGGCTACGTTGATTGGTGGGAAGATTTTAGTGACGCGGTATTTGATAACTTGGAGACAAGAAGCTGGCCCACTAAAAAAGATTTAAGCACAGCGGCTAAAAAGATTGCACCTAAACGTCCAGAGTTCAAAGATCTTACAGGTGACAAAAGCTACCAGCCAGATCCACTTAAAATAAACGCGGCTAGGATTAAAGCTGGACAACCAGTGTGTCAAAGTTATATCGTCGGATCACAATCTGATCTCCTTTTGCGAAAGGGGCTGGTCGATGAATACGATCTTGATCCATATCGTGAGGCCATGCTGCATAGAAATGATGGTTAGATTGTGATACTGTTTGACAGGGTAGTGTGTCTACCTCCCTGTCACATTGCTCAACAACTTGCCCCTCTAGCGTTCCTTTCTCATTCCAGCTAGGGGGGTTTTTTTATTGTGGTGATTAGTATATATTCTACTACATATAGACGCACCCACAACGGACGGTACTATGAGAACAGAAAAAGAACAAAGCACTAAAATAGTGAAAAATAGTGGAAAACCACCAGCGGCTGGTAAGGGCAGACCAAAGGGGGCCACTAACAAAAATAGTAGATTGTTAAAGGATGCAATTCTAGAGGCAGCTACAAGGGCGGGCGATAAGTTTGGTAAAGAAGGATTAGTATCTTATCTTGAAGAGCAAGCCAAAGAAAACCCCAGCGCATATTTAAGTTTAATGGGTAAGGTTTTACCACTTCAGGTCAAAGCAGATCTAGAGGGTGAGCTACAGCACGTGGTGAGGGTCCAATGGCGAAAGACCAAGAAATAGTCTACCACGACATCGAACTGGATTATGAACCCCGTAAGCTAATGGATGCATTCCATGATCGAACTGAAAGGTTTGCAATCATCGTGGCGCATAGACGGTTCGGTAAGACTGTGGCTGTGATCAATGATCTAATCAAAGAATGTTTAGAGCTTGATCGTGAGAACGTCAGGGTCGGATACATAGCTCCATATTTAAGCCAAGCCAAAGCTGTAGCTTGGGACTACGTGCTTCAATACACGCGGGACATTCCAAACATCAAAATAAATCACAGCGAATTAAGAATAGATTTTGATAACGGTTCACGATTTAGATTGTTCGGAGGCGATAACTATAATGCAATTCGTGGTCTGTACTTTGATTATGTTTGCATCGATGAGTACGCTGACTTTCCAGCATCGGCTTATCCTAATGTTATCAGACCAGCCACAGTAGATCGTAAGGGTAAGATCTGCATCATCGGAACGCCAAAGGGTAAGAATGAGTTCTGGGAAATGTGGCAACACGCCAAGTCAGATCCAACGTGGTTCAGCGCAATGTTCAAAGCATCCGAAACAAATATCTTGGACCCCGAAGAATTAGCCGACGCAAAAGAAACAATGGGTGAGAACAGATACCTTCAGGAATTTGAGTGTTCCTTCGAAGCAGCTATTGAGGGAGCTTATTACGGGGTTGAAATGAAACAGGCAACGGATGACGGTAGAATAACCAGTGTTCCATACGATCCAAGTATGTCAGTGATAACAAGTTGGGATTTAGGAATTTCCGATAGTACAGCGATATGGTTTTGCCAGTTTCACGGGGCTGGGGAAGTACGTGTGATTGATTACTATGAAAACAGTGGAGTAGGTTTAGATCATTATGCAAAGATCTTAGCTGACAAAGATTATTACTATGAACAGCACATTCTACCGCACGACGCCAGAGTAAGAGAATTAGGTACAGGTAAAAGCCGACTTGAAACACTTGATGCGCTAGGAATTAAAAACGTGACAATAGCTCCAAAGTTGCAAATTGAGGATGGCATTCAAGCAGCTAGATCCATGTTGGCGCGATGTTGGTTTGATGAAAAAAATTGCGGGCGTGGCATTGAAACTCTAAGGCAATACAGGCGGGACTTCGATGAAAAAAATAAATCGTGGAGAGCTAGACCGTTGCATGATTGGACTTCACATGGTGCTGATAGCTGGCGTTACATGGCTATCGGGTACAATCCACTCCCAGAATATAGAGAGCCGTTAAGAAGGAATTTGCGCGGCATAGCTTAGTGTGTTAAGCTGACATCAAAAAGAAAAGGAGTTAACAATGCATTACGGTAAAGGTAAGAAAAAGGGCGGGAAGAAAAAGTAATGGCCTCTTACATCAAAGACGGTCAAGTCGTCAAAATGACTGAAGAAGAAGAAGCTGACTTTAACGAACGATTTAATCGTGGCCGTAATGTTGGAGCGCAAGCACAGCCAGTAGCCAGAAGCGGGGGCGGTGGTAAAGGTGGGCGTCCTGATATTAATCCCAATACAAATGAGGGGGCTGAAGCTTTGGCAATGGCTCAATCACAATTTAATAATGACGGTAGTTATGGGTACTACAACAACGAAGGTCGTTATGTTGGTTTTCTTGAAGATGCTTTTAATGGTGGTGGTATGAATACAACCGACACCTTCTTTGCTGGCGGGCCACTATCAAATGTTCTAAACGTTGCTAAAGTTCGTCCTATGGGTATGGCTAGGGAAACAAATGAACAAGGTCAGTTTATAGTAGATCGTGCTAATATCGGCTATCGTGATGCTACAGATATGAGTGATGGCGGTGGTCCACAATTCTCTGGCGGTCCTAAGATGGGTGGTGGTACTGTCAGTGCTATGGCTAACCTTATTGATTTCTTAGGTGGTGTCGATCAAGGTGAGCGCAAGCGATATAAGCGTGTGGGTCTAATGAAGTAATGGCAAGAACTAGGGCTGAAAAAATTGCGGCTGCAAAAAAGCGGCACGGATTTAAAAAGATTAATACTCCAAGAAGGGGTGGCCCTAAAAAGTTCGAAGTGTTAGCAGTCGAAGGTAACACAGTCAAAAAGGTTAATTTCGGTGATCCAAACATGAGCATCAAAAAGGACCAGCCCAAGGCTAAAAAAGCTTATTGTGCTAGGAGCGGTGGCATAAAAGGAAAGAACAGCAAGCTCTCAGCAAACTACTGGTCACGTAAAGCATGGAATTGTAGAGCATGAACTTCTTAGAATTTTTAACATTGCCAGCCAGAGAACGTCGGGAAGAACTGGGTAACTTTGCTGGCAGTATGTTTGAAACAGTTTTTGGAACCCCAGAAGAACGTGAAGCGACTAGACAAAAACTCAGGCAACCCCCTTCAGGTGGCTATACTGATATTTACCAAAATAGTTTCTTAGCAAGAAATAGAAATCAAACTCCATTTTCTGTGCAATTTTTAAAAGACTACGGTGACTTTATGCCAGTAATTGGTGACTTTGCTGGTGTGGCTGACGTTGCTCAAGAGCTTACAAGTGAAGAACCCAACTATCCATTAGCTGGTGCGTTGGGTTTAGCTACAGCGGTTGGTGCTGTGCCGTATGCTGGTGACTTGGCTGCAAGAGGAATTTCTTCAGGTGCTAGATCACTGTTTGATGTTGCTAGTCGTATTGAGGTAGATCCCAGCACAGTAGGAATGAACTTAGGTAATGTTAGGATAAAACCAAAAACAGAAACCCGTGAGGGTGAAAAGATATTCCAAGCATTACAAGGTCAGCCTACAGCCCCAGAATTTATGGGAAGTGAACCATTAGCTCCAATGTCCAACGTGACTAATGTTAAAAGTCAAAAAAACATAGCTTTGCAAAACCATGAAAGCATAATTAGGGGTACAGGTGAGTTAAAAAAACCAACGCAAATAGATATTGATCAGCTTGAAGGGTCAACACTCTTAGCAATTGTTGGTGACAATACGGGACGCCATAATGTTTTGTCGGTAGGCGGTGAGGTTTTCGATACCCCAGTAGAAAGCCTAGCTGGTTTTCAATACATCGATGTGGACAATCCATTGCACGGTTATGCTGGGGCTAGACCAGCCACAAGTGCAAAGCTAAATGAAGCACAAAAGATAGCAGAAGCTGGTGGAGATCCTGTCTATATTTCGTTTCTGATGGGTGAAAAGTCTGGTGATTTTGCTGATCACACTGGTGCTACTTACGGCAAAATGTTTGCTAATTCTCATGCAAGAATTGATCCAAAAGATTATGAAACAATAAATGAAAAGATTAGAAACATTGGTGTTCCGAAAAGCAAACCAAAATTAGATGGTGATGGAAATCAAATATTCAAAGCTAATGGAAATCCCGCAATGGATAATTTTACGGAATATCCGTTTAGAAATTTTGAAGGCATTAATAATCCGAATGCGATATTTGAATATATGGCATCACTCCCAACAGGAACCCAACGGGCATACTTTTTAAAAGGTTTGGATAAAGCAAACTTGTTTAAGTTAGGTATGCCGAAAGTGCAAGATGCCCGACTAGCTGTAGCTGATAGCGCACAATTAGGTATGGATTGGGGAACAATGGGTTATCGTTTATTCAGGCCCGACATCGAAAGAGGATTAATCGAAACAACCCCAGAAATGCACAAAACTTACGATACTGGTGTAGGTAAAGTGGGACCGTCTATGAGTTTACTTGGACGTACAATAGAGGAAGGTGCAAACTCTAACCCAAGCAAAGGCATCCCAGCAAACCTATTAATGAGTGACTTATCTGAAGGTCAAAGATTAAAAGGTACTGGTGGCGGTCTACTTATGAGTAGCCCTGATTACAAAGTATACGAAGGAAGCACTGCTAAAGCTGTACAGAAAGTAGAGCCAGTAAATGTGGATACAGTTAACACATTTCTTGAAGTCGAAAAAACTCAAGGGCGTGATAGGGCTTATCAGTTTGCTCAAAAAGTGTTATCAGCGGGTAAAGTAACCAACGAATTGATTAAGCAAGCCAAAAAGATGAATGCCCCAACATGGGTAGTAGCTCTGATGGTTTCACAGCAAGCAATGCAAGGGGACGAATAAATGGCTCTTACAACTTACGACGAACTGAAAGCTTCAGTAGCAGACTTCCTGAACCGTGATGACTTAACAGCCCAGATACCAGATTTCATCACATTAGCTGAAACTCAACTTAATCGTGATGCAAGGCATTGGCGCATGGAAGATAGAGTGATTGCGACAGTGGATAGTCAGTACACAGCCTTACCCTTAAATTTTGCAGAGCCAATTCGAATAACTATTCCAGCTAATGAAAGCCATATTTTAGAATTAGTTGGGCCGATGGAAATCTCTAAGTTACGACAAAATAATAGTGATACGAAAGGTAGACCACAATTTTATACCATAACGGATCAAGCTTTCGAAGTATTTCCCACACCAGATACTGACTATGTTTTGGAGTTGGTTTATTATGAAACAATTCCAAATATGAGTGCTTCCTTGCAATCGAACTGGGTCTTACAATATTACCCAGATGCAATTTTATATGGCAGCTTACTGCACAGTGCGCCATACCTACAGGAAGATCAAAGAGTTCAGGTTTGGGGAGCGTTGTATCAGTCAGCGGTTTCTGCTATAAATCTGGAAGGTGAACGTGCTAGATCGTCAGGTTCTGGTCGTAGAATTAAAATTAGGAGTTATGCATAATGGCAAGTTTTACTAAAGTTAATGACTTTGTGGTCAACCTAGCTAACGCGATGGACATGAACGCTGACACGTTTAAAGTTGCATTGTGTGCTACTGATCCCACATCTGGAACAAGCATCGTAACAGACGGCAATGGTGTTTTGGCAAACGCAACGCAAATCAGTTATACAAACCTTTCTGATAGAACATTAGCAAACGTAACAAGTACCCAAACAGGCGGCACTTATAAATTATCTGCTGATGATAAAGTGCTTACAGCATCAGGCGGTTCGGTGGCGGCTTTCAGATATGTTATTATTTATAACGATACGCCAACATCCCCTGCTGACCCTATCGTTGGTTATTACGATTATGGTTCAAACTTAACACTTAATGACGGTGATACTTTTACTATCGACATTGGCACAAACGGTATCTTAACGCTTACATAATAGGAGTACATCATGGCGAAATTATTTAATAGAGCCAAGATGGGAACTAGCACAACTGGTGCAGGAACCATTACACTGGGAAGTGCGGAAACAGGCTTTCAAAGCTTTGCTGATGCAGGCGTAGCAAATAGCGATGTTGTTCAATATGTCATAGAAGATGGCTCTAATTGGGAAATAGGAACAGGAACCTATACTGCTAGTGGTACAACTTTAACACGTTCCCCAAGCGAAAGTAGCGGTGGCGGTAGTGCGTTATCTCTCAGTGGCAGTGCAAAAGTTTCTATTACTGTTATTGCTGATGATTTTAAAAGGCTTCAGTTAGCAGGGGCTACAAAGGCTGAGGCGACTTCTGGCGGTTTAGATGTTACTGGAAATATTGTTGTTAGTGGCAATGTAGATGGTAGAAATGTTGCATCTGACGGGACTAAATTGGATGGCATAGAAGCAAGCGCAACGGCTGATCAAACTGCGGCTGAAATAAGAACGCTTGTGGAAAGTGCTACAGACAGCAATGTGTTTACCGATGCTGACCATACAAAGCTCAATGGTATTGAAGCTTCAGCAACGGCTGACCAGACAGCTAGTGAAATCTTGACTGCAATTAAAACAGTAGACGGTTCGGGTTCTGGCTTAGATGCTGACGTTCTTGATGGTTTAGACAGTGGTTCATTTTTAAGGGCTGATGCGGCTGATACTGCTTCTAGTGCCATTACATTTTCTGGTGGGAATGGCGCGGTAACGCTAAGTGGCGGCACAAGCGATATAAGGTCAGGCTCAAATACTTGGTCTGGTGAAAGTCATGGTAAACTGCAATACCATTCGAACTCATGGTATATGCAATATTACTCAGCTTTCCACCATAGAAACAGTGGCGGCACTAACACTATGTATTTAGACAGTAGTGGTAACGTAACATATACTGGCAACGTAACGGCTTACTCAGATATTAAATTTAAAAAAGATATTGTTACAATAGATAATCCTATTGATAAAATTAAACAAATGCGTGGTGTTTACTACAAAGAAATAGAAACAGATCGTGCCAGAACAGGTGTTATTGCCCAAGAACTTGAAAAAGTTTTGCCAGAAGTGGTTATGGATATTGAAGATACAAACCCAACAACAGGCGAAACAACGTCAAGCAAGGCAGTAGATTACGGCAACATGGTTGGCTTGCTAATCGAAGCGATAAAAGAACAGCAAGATGAAATAGAGCGACTAAGAGCAATACTTGAGGGCTAAATATGACGTTACAAAGCAGTGGAGCAATATCACTAGCAAACATTGCATCTGAATTTGGTGGCTCTACACCACACAGTTTAAGCGAATATTATTTAGGTCATAGCGGAATACCCTCAAGCGGAACAATAAGCATGAGCCAATTCTATGGCACTAGCGCACCTTCATATGTTTATGCTTCTGGCGGCAGTGTTTCTCAAAGCGGTAATTATAGAACGCATTACTTTTATAGTTCTGGTTATTTTAATGTAACAAATTCTGGGAATAGTGCAGGGTCTAATAGCGTAACGGCTCTTATTATCGCAGGCGGTGGCGGTGGAACTGGCATCGGTGGTGCAGGCGCAGGGGGCTATAGATACCTTTCTTTTGGTATAGGAACAGGAAACCATTATGTCGGTGTAGGCGGTGGAGGAGCAGGGCGATACGGTAACTACAACACAGCATCAGGTGGAAACGGTGGGAATAGTTCATT